TTAGCCCTGACGATGGCCGCCGCTCTGCTTGAGAAAGTTGGCGAACAGCTCGTGGCCCTGCTCGGTCAGAATCGACTCAGGGTGAAACTGTACCCCTTCCACGTTCAACGTTTTGTGACGCAGGCCCATTATCTCGTCAACCGAGCCGTCTTCCAGCGCAGTCCAGGCGGTCACTTCCAGGCACTCGGGCAAGGTATCGCTTTTTACCACCAGCGAGTGGTAACGGGTTACCACCAGTGGATGATTAAGGCCTTCGAACACGCCGCCGTCCTCATGCACCACCGGGCTGGTTTTGCCGTGCATCACCTGGCGCGCACGCACCACATCGCCACCAAAGGCCTGCCCGATGGACTGATGCCCCAGGCACACACCCAGAATCGGCAGTTTGCCCGCGAAATGTTTGATCACTTCAAGCGAGACACCGGCTTCATTGGGTGTGCACGGGCCAGGCGAGACCACGATGCGCTCAGGGTTCAGGGCTTCGATCTGTTCAATGGTCAGTTCGTCGTTACGAATGACTTTGACATCGGCCCCCAGCTCACCGAGGTACTGCACGACGTTGTAGGTGAACGAATCGTAGTTATCGATCATCAGCAGCATTTTGCTATCAACCTTTTGATTTACTGACTTGATTCAGGCCTTCCGGATTCCACTTCGCCCATGCGTCCCCTCTTCAGCCACAACGCTGGGGGTGACAGAGGCAAAGGCATCATATATCGAAGGCATACAGGTACGGGTCCGGCAGGGCCGGCAAGGAAATAGTCAGGCGCGCCAACGCCAACGGGCGTGAGCCTTGATAACGCGCATCAAGAGTTTGCTGACAGTCGTCACGGAAGGGGTCTCATCGGTACGTTTCGGGACATTAGCGTACCGAACCGACCGGTGCAATATGAATGTACCGGGCTGCGCCGATTGAAAAGCGGTTAAAGGCTGAAAAGAGGGCCGCGCCTCCTTGTGGAGGCGGGTTTCAGGCAGGGGCACGATGGCCAAAGGTGGGGTGCCGGAGGGAACATCAGTGCGCAATCTCGCGCACGTAGGCCTGGCAGGCCTTCAAAGCGATCAATCCCTGATCGCCGTAGTCGGTGATGGCGACAATTCGTCCAGCAGCCGCTGGGTCAAGTTCGCCTCGCGAGCTTCCATGAACCACGCCGCCGGAACCGGAGGCGGTTGGCATTCCATCGCCAGCGGTGGGGCTGGCAAGGAGGACTGACAGCCGCAGATCAGCGGTAGCCAGACGATCACGCAAGCGAGCCTGAGAAGTCTGTGCATCGCTCAATTCCTTATGAATGGTTGTATCGTTATCTTGCAGACGGAGTTCCAGCGCCCGCCTTCGTGCTTGTTCAGCGTTCTGCCAGTCGACGACCGCCAGCGCCGCCTGCTCGCGCTCTTGCTGCCAAGCCAGCGTTTGCGTAGACAGTTGCAGACCATAGTGAGCCGCCTGCCACTGCCAAGCGGCCCATGTACCCAGCCCTGACCCCAGCACGAATGCGAGGATCAGGAATCGCATATCCAGCACTTTCACGGCAGCACCTCCAATGCCCTCTGGTAAAGCGCCTGCCGATCTGCCAGGCCATTGGTGCCTCCGTTGATACGCCGGGTGATCATCAGAAAATCACCCTTGTCTGCCAGCGCGTTGAGGTTGGCACGGTCCCAGAACCACGCTGCCGACATGGCGGCATGCTCCGGCTGTTCAAGCAGTTGCGGCTGGCGCAACAAGTCCAGCCCCAGCGCCTCCCCGCACGCTTCGTAGTTAGCCCGCCCCGTCACCTGAATCAGCCCGCGGCCCCGGTACAGTTGACCGTCGCCATCTGCCTCTGGCGTGTTGCCCAGACGCAGCGCCAACTGCCCGGTGTCGTACTTGGCCAGATAGCTGTCGCTACCCAGCTCGCGCACATAACGAAGCTGCCCGGATTCATGCCCGATCTGAGCGATGAACCCAGCGATACGCAGGCGGGTGTTGATGGTGTAGCGGGTCATGGCGGTGTTGAGAGCAGGAACAAAAACGCCGGCTTTAGGGCCGGCGTTGGGGAGGATTTGCAGTAGTTGTTGCTGGTTGATAGGCATCGGTCCTCCTATTAGGGGTTACAGGACTAACCCGCCCCCTGAGTCGATAAAGTTCCCCTGTTTAAAAGCAAGTTGAACGGCAGATAAAACAACGCCCCGTCAGTGCGGGGCGTTATGGCTTGGGCAGTTCGTCTTCACTTACGCCTATTGATAACAGCGGTGCTGCAGACGGTTTAACATATACAAATGGCGTCGCAGGCGGCACCGGCCAATCGAACGACATTGGATAGCCTGGCAATGTCTCGAGTTGGGCAAGTTGCACTCGATACAGGCGTAGCGCGTCGAGCTCGGCGTTTACAGCAGGCAGTGATTTACGCTGATCGTCAGTGGCCATATCCAACGTTATGGCATCTTGCAACATATCCAGATCGGCAACCAATCCGTTGATTTTCGCAGTGACCTCGGCCGAGTAAATACCACGCTGGCACATCACCTGCGCCTGAACCATCTGCTCGGTGGGTTCGAGAATCTCGCCAAACTCGCCGGCAACTGCACGGTTGAAAAGATCTACACCGTGTGGCTCAGGGTCATGGGCAGAGGCACCAAAAGGCACCTCACCGAAAACATCCTTTGTTTCCTCGAAAATCACCGACAGGACGATGGAGGTATGGGCCAGATCGGACCAGCGAGGGTTTCGTGCACTTATTACTGTGTTCATATAACTACCTTTATCCAACTCGTTGAAAGAGTGTACGTTCGCTGCCCGAAAAAGCGCCGTGTGCACGCCAGGTGCCTCCGCCAATAAGGCCAGAATTGTTACCGGCACCATCGCTACCGTTTGTAGAGCTATAGATCAGGTTGGTGCCGGATACCATGCCTCCCTGATTAACCAGCCCTTGGGAATTGATGACACGTGCAAATGCATAGGAGCCGATGCCACCGAGCCCCAGTGCGGCAACTTTTGCGGGCAAATTCTGATCGTTGATCATGTCGCCAAAGTCAGAGCTGTCGACCTGAAGGCGCAAACTACCGGCACCGTTGTAGCCAAGGCGAACCTTGTTAGCGGACATGTTGGCACCGCCGCCCTGCTCGACTGGCGTGTAGCCAAGACGCGGTTGCAGGTAATAGACCTGACCGTCAGAGGCTCTGCGCATATAAGGCAGGTTTACGTCATTACCGGCAAAGCCGAGAACAGTTATGGAGTCCGCTGTGGGTCGCTGCGCATCACGAGCATCCGTCTCGGCCTTGGTATAAGCATCGGTGATGCCATATGCAGCAAGCGTGGTGCCCCAGTTGGCCTTGCCGTTGGGATCAAAGTTAGCCGCATACCAAACGCGTCCCAAATCGGTAGCGTCCACGGTCAATTTGAGGCCGTTATCAGACCAGCCTATCTTCACAACGTTATTGGATTGACCTGTGCCTGTACCTTGCTGGACGGGCGTGTACCCCAACTTTGTCTGAAGCCAGCTAATAGCAGAGTCTGCAACACGCCGCATGTAGGGTTGCCCTAGATCCCCACTGGCCAGCCCTACATAAGAGATAGCGTCCGCCAACGCCCTACTGGCCAGTCGCGTATCCACTTCACTTTTGGCATACACCTCAGCCTTGGTGTAAGCGTCAGTAATTTTATAAGACGCCAGCGTAGTGCCCCAGTCAGCTTTAGTGGCTGGATTAAAGTTGTTCGCATACCAGATATTGCCAAGATCAGTAGCATCGACCATCGCCTTGAGGCCGTTATTCGACCAGCCGATCTTCACCTTGTTGTCGAGCTGACCGGTCCCCCCTCCTTGTTGCACCGGAGTAAAACCCAGGTTCGGTTGCAGGGAAACCAAGGCGCCATCGGACTCACGGCGCATATAAGGCGCATCAGGCTTGTTATTGGAAAGACCTACATGCGTGATGGAATCACGCAGCGGCCGCTGAAGATCGCGCAGATCGGCCTCGGCCTTGGTATACGCATCCGAAATACCATTACCGCTAAGTGTTGTAGGGTTGCTCCCCTCTTCCACCTGCCCGAACTTATTGACCTTGACCCGGGTGTAATCACCCGCAGCAACACCACTGCGTCCCAATAGACGCTCGAACGCAAGGTCAGTTGTACCCAACACCGGCACTGTCGTATTGACCAGTTGCCATACAGTCCCGGCGTTTTTCGTGCCGGCCTGCACCGGCACCAGATGACCCGGCGTGCATTCGGTGCTTTCGTTCGCATCCTGCGCACGAGCCCAGGCGCCTGCCGCGGCCACGTAAATCCAGTTCTGCGACGCAGTGTCCTGATTCTTCACCAGCACCCGATCACCGGCCACCAGCGTGACGTCATCAATGGTCTGCAAACCGCTCAGCCCAATGGAGACTGTCGTGGCGCAACGCACTGCTTTCTTATAGTCAGATGCGGCGAGCCCGAGAATGGCCCTGTGCAATTGAGTGACATCTTCCTCATTCGGCACCAGGCCAGCGCCGAGGATGACGTTCAAAATCTCCTGCGTCACCGAATTCCCCCATGCCGCAGGGATCAGCGAGCCGGGTGTGCCGGTTGCCGGGTTTTCATCTACAAACTTGCCGCTTGCCAAGCCTACGCCTGGCACACTCTTGGGATAATCCACGTTGTGTTCCTCAGTTGAAGTTAACGAATTCGACGCTATGCGCCGGTGCAGCTCGACGGATCAAACATTCGATAGCGAGCCCGGGGTTGACCCCGAATCGCTCTCCCCAGTAGCTGGCCCCGAAGCGCCGCCCCAGCCGCTGGCGACCGCCGGTGTTCAGGGTCCACATGAACTGCGCGTTCCAGGTGCCGAAGTGCGCCTGGCCAAAACGCGAACGCCCCATACGGGGCGCTCGAAATTCGGTGACGGTGGCGTCGGGGTAGCCCTGGCTGACGGCAATGTCGATGTAGAACGCTGCGTTCTGCCCTCCTGTTGCCACCAGCCGCTGGCGCACTGACAAGCGTCGATCTGCGAACAAGGGTTTGAGCCCCAGGCACGGATCCGGCAGGTTCATGACCCGCTCCCAGTCCGGTACCAGTTCACTGACGGTTGCAGGGTCCATCTCGTTGAGCAGGTCGAACGCACGGCCATCGATGCGCGCGAACTCGCGGGACAGGCCGGTAATGACCTGCTGCAATTCCGGTACGCGCTCCGGGTCCCACGCAGGCCCGGGTGGCAACAGCGCCTGCAATTGCCCGGCGTAGTGCTCGGCAGTTCTTATGACGACCATTGAATGCCCCCGAACGTGAGTAACTGGTTAGGGCCTGCGGCTACATTGGCAACAGGAGCAATCAGCACATGATCGGTTTCGCCGGTCGCGCGGCTGATGGCCTCGGCGATGTGCGTCAGCAGCAGGGTTTCGCCCAGTCCGCCCTCACGGTTGTGCAGGTCCAGCAATTGAGCCTCAACCGCTGATCGCACGGCAGAGCTATCAGGCGTGAGCCTGATCGTGTAGATCACAGGCTTCTGCACTGGCGCCAACACATATACATCGGCAGTAACCGGACGCAGCGGCTCTATGTAAGCAGCCACCGCAGCCAGTTGCTCGGCGTCAGGAATCGGGTCAGCCTCATCGTCACGCATGAAGAACACTGCCACCGTGCCCGGCCCCATGAAGCGACGCACACACCAGGCGCGCGTCACGCCCGGCACTTCCAGCGCCCAAGTCACGTAGTCGTCCTGATTGCCGCCGTGAGGAATGACCCGGTAGGAGCGCACCACACGAGCACGCAACGACTCGATACTTTCCTGCGCGATGCCGCCAGTCAGACCGTCGCCGATGACGGTGAACGTACTGTCGATGCCTTCGACCGGTTGCACGGCAGTCATGACCAGACCGGCATCTGCGTTACCAAGCACGCCTGCATCCACGGCTTCGACCGTGGTTGTGTTGTTGCCTGCAACCGTGGTGACGCCTTTTGTCACTCGATAGAAGCGCCCGTCAGTGAATTGCAGAACCGTGTCGACATCCAGCACTGCACCGGCAGCGGCGGTAAAACGCACGGAGCCAGTGGCGGCCTGGGCAACCTTGCGTGGCTGCCTCAGGCGCAGGATGGCTTGCCGCTCGAGGGTCTCCTCGTCGGCGGTGTCCGGCAGAATCTGGTCGGCGATCCAGTCCTGATAGCCGTACAGCCCGTAGGCCGCACCGCTGTGTGCACGGGACAGTACCCGGGCATCGGACTGACGCAGCGCTTCGTCGGCGAGGTCGACCTGGGTTCGGTTGATCAGCGCCGGTAACGTAGGTGTTTCAAACGGCATAAATCACCTGCCACTGTTCAGAAGGGTTGAAGCGCACGATCTGACCGTCCGAAACGACCAGCTCGACGCCCAGGTTCAGGCGATTGCTCTGAACCTGTTCGGTAAGGATGTTGATGTTGCTGACCTGACCGTCGTCGATCAGCCAGGCAAGCGCTTCGCGCGCATAGAACTCGGCGTCGCGCTGGGTCTGCGCAGTGAGCCGGACCCTGCGCAGCAGCCACAGCCTGGAGCCGATACGGTCGTTGGCCTGCGCCGGGTAGGTATCGCCCCACCAGCCAAAACGTTCGGCATCGTCGAACGGATCGTCCGCTTCGGCGCGACGCCAGGTGAACAGGCTGATGACCACCGAGCGCAGCAAGGACGCCTGCAGAGAGCCTTCAATAATCATCCGGCACCTCCAGCAGGCGGTCCGCTCTGGCCGTTACCTGCCTGAACACCGCCATGCAGATGGCTGATCTGACTGATGCCAGCGGCAAGCTGGTCGCCCTGGGACACGATCTTTCCGGTCTGGGTGATCTGCGGTGTGTCGAAGTTCACCGCTACGGCCGCCTTGATGTTCAAGGTGTCGGTTTCAATGTCGATGACCTTGCCGCGCTTGAGGTGAATCTTGTCGCCCTCGTCGGTGTAGATCGCCACTTCGCCCGACTCCAGGCCCTTGAGGCGATAACGACGATCAGCCACCACCAGCAGCAGCCCGTGTGATCGGTCGCCGCCAATAAAGGCGGCAATGCCCTCGGCGCCAGCCAGCGGATTGCTGGTGAAGCCGTAGGGTTCGAAGTGTTCCATGTCATCCTTGACCTCTCCGGCGGTGAGGCGCATTTGCAGCGCCTGCATTTTGCTGCTGGCCCTGGCGAGCACCACCGTGCCGCGCACCAGCATGCGATTGAGTAAGCTCATGAGGTTGTTTCCTCGTCGATGGGCAGCAGCCAGGAGTAAGCGTCCTGATTGACCTGCACCTTGCTGCGCTTGTTGGGGTCACCCGGCTCGGCCTGAAAACCTTCAGGCGGACCGACCACCAGTGTGGTGATCGTGCCTTTATCGGTCAGGGAATAGGTCACCGCTGAAATCAGCATGTTCCTGCTGGTAAAACCGATGACCGGATCGATCACCCGCACCATGGTGTTGTGCCGCCAAAGCGCGCCGTTGGACTGCCGCCAGCCCTGCACCTTGTACGTGGTGAGCAGTGCCTTGCCGGCCCGCTGACCACGCTCCCAATTGGCGCGACTCAGGGCGAGCGCGGGAGTGATCGGGGCGTCCTCATGCACGATCAGCACACGCAGACGTTTTTCATGCTCCGGGTCGTCATGCCTGAGGTCGATGACTTCGGCTGACACCTCCGACGCTTCCTTGCCGAATGTCTTGTCATTACCGGTCTGCTGACCAATCACCCGGTATTCGGAAAAGAGTCCGGAAAAATCCCGGGCGATGCTGGCGCTGAGTACATTCTTGCCGAGCTCGAGCGCGTCGGCGCTCTGCCCTCGACTCCCCGGCCTGGCCAGTACCACATTGCCGTACTCGTCATCGGTGGAAAAAATCCGGAACAGGGTCAACAGTCGGTCAATGGACTTGAACACGGTTTCGGCCGGCTCGATGGTGTGATCTGCCATTTTCGAGGTCTCCGGTATTTCGCTGATTACCGTCAACTTGTAGGGAGCAGCCAATGCCTCGACAATCTTCAGCACCCCAACGCCTTTCCACTGGCTCGGCCTGTTGATAGCCGAGCAGTCAATGAGGTCGGCGGTTTTCGAGCGACCGGAAATCGTCAGTTTGACCTGCGTGCCGTCGTAGCTGACCGGCGCGGCAAACACCCAGCCGGTCAGGATCAGCTCGCCGCCGATACGCACTTCGCAGGCGGCACCGGGGGTGATCGGATGCGCGACTTCAGTGCCCGGCCACTGCCAGGTAATACTCACCTCAAAGCTGCGGGCCTGACGCTCGATCCCGGCAGATATTTCCACCGATTTCCAACCGGCATAGTCGTGCTTGTCTACCGTCAGGGTGACAACGTTAGGGTCGATCATGGGTTACTCCCGAGCGATCTTCAGCGTGCCGGGCGGCACGAAACCAGGATGCGCAAGGCGGTTGCGCTGCACAATTTCCAGCGCCCGACTGGCGTCGCCGAATCGGCGATAGGCCAGCACCAGCGCAGGCAGCGGTTCGGACACCTTCATGTCCACCAGACGTACCCCAGACGCAGCCACCGCATTGAGATGGCGGACCAGGGCCTGACGCAAAGTGTTCAGCGCCAGGTAGTGTTCGGGGTCGGCTTTCAACGACGCTTCCCAGATGGCCGAACTCAGCGTGTCGCGCAGTTCGATAACGTCATCGGCAACCGGCACATCCACACGTTGCAGCGCTTGCGTCACCTGCTGATCAAGCGAGGGCACCACATTCAGCGGCGTGACCGTCGTCGCAATCGGCATGCTCGCGACGATTCTCGCCACCTTGACCAACAGCGCATCCTGTACCAGGTTGGCAGTGGCCTGAGCCGTCATACTGGTATCAAGACCGCTGCCCTGGCTGACCAGATTGATACCGGACACCGCCTCTGCCTGTTGTGTGGCCTCGGAAATGACTGACCGGTAATCGACCGTTTCAACAGAGGACACGCCGCCAGTGCTGCGGGACCTTGCTGTCGTGCTGCTCGCAGCAGTGCCGTTACTGCCACTCGCGGAACCGCTGCCTGAGCCGCCCCCTGTCGAGCCACCGGAACCTGACCCGACATTCGTTGCGGTACTCGCCCCGCCAATACTGCTGGTGCCGTTCGCTCTTCTGGCTCGACGACTGTCGCCATCGAAACTGGCAAAGAACGTGGTAAACAGCGTGCTGACCGTCAACGGCGCGTTGACCAGCGAATGCACCAGCGCGGTGACATCCGAATAGATCGCCATGAACGGTGCGAACTGCCGCTGAATGGTCGCGAACACACCCGACAGGGTGCTGCGTAGCGCCTGAATATTGATACGCACCGCGTCCACCGTGGCCATCACCGAACGGTAGCGCCTGAGCGCCGAGTCCAGCAGGCTCTCGGACGCGCCCAATAACTGCCGCCGGGTGTTGAGCGTGGACACCGGAAACTTGAGCGGGTTGGCCGGATAGAACTTCAGGTCCAGCCGGACAAGCCCGCCTTCGTTCAGGTTGTGTGTGACGCCGCACTCGCCAACCTGAACCTGCACGCGACCCAGCCAGGGATGCACCAGCTCGCCAGCCCCTTCCTGCTCCAGCGCCTGAAGCAGTTTGTCTCGCTGTTCGAAACAGTCGGGACCGACAATGAACCCCGTCAGCGTATGAACTTTCGACTGTTTGCCCAGCGACTCGAAATAAGGCTCGTCGCGCTGTGGAAACTCATGCAACTGCCCCTTGCGGCCTGCCGGGACGACGGCTTTTTCAATGAAAAAACCGACGCCCCGAAAAGACGCTGGCAGCAGGCTGTCACGCCATGTACTCATGATCCGGCTCCTGCGCCGAGGGTTCGATAACCGACGTTTGGCGATATCGTCAAACCCGGCTGGTTGGTTTGCACTTGCCCGGCACGCATGCCCGGCGGCGCGTTTTCAAAGCGAATGTTGAGCTCGCCTTCAAGTCGCGGACCGGCCCCGCCTGCGCCCTGCTGCAGCAACAGGCTGCCGGGAACCAGTGGGGCGGGTACGCCGAGCAATTGGCTGGTCGACGGCACGCCAGTGGCCTGATTGAGCAACTGCTGATTCATGCGAACGTTGTCGACGGCACCGGCCGCCAGAAACGCACCGGTCCCGCCGCCCGGCCCTGCATTGCGTATCCGCTGTTCTTCCGCGAACTGATTGGCCTTCTCGGTCGCCCTCTGCAGCACGGTCTTATCAGTGTCGCCACCAAACCAGCTCATGATCGGTTCGATGAATGGCTTGATGTCCGCCCACAGACCTGCGAACCAGGTTTTGATCGGCTGCCAATTCTCGATGACCATGCCCAGCGGCGAAAAACTGAACAGTGTTGCCAGCACATCGGTAAACGGCTGCGACTCGGCCTTGATGGTTTCCCATAGCCCGGCGAAGTACTCGGAGATTGGCTGCCAGTTGGCCACGACCATGCCCAACGGCGTCCAGGCGAACAGCGTCTGCAGGAAGTCGAAAAACGGGTTTGCCAGCGCCTTGATAACGTCCCAAAGCGCAGCAAAGAACTCGGACAGCGGTTGCCAGTTGGCGACGATCATACCGAGCGGCGTCCAGGCGAATACCGCCTTTAGTACGTCCCAAAGCGCCATGGCCGGCCCACGAATCGCTTCCCAGACAGCTTGAAAATAAGGCGCGACGGTCGACCAGTTGGCAATCAGAAGACCTGCCGCCAGCGCCAGGCCGCGCACGATCAGGGCCAGCGGTGACAGGCCCATCACCGCGCCAAGTACGCTCATGGCGGTCGTCGCGGTCATGACCGCAACTTGCAATACACCGAACGCAATCGCAGCGGCCACCACACCCTTGATCACGCCAGGGTGTTCGGCCGCCAGCGCGGCGACCTGAGAAATCATCGGCCCGATCACGGCCATTGCTTCGTTCATCGCCGGCAGAAACATACTGCCGATATTGATGCCCAGACGATCGACACGGTTGGTCATCTCTTTGATGGCCGTGGCCGTGGTCTGGGAGTTGTCGGCGAATTCCTTCTCGATAGTGCCGCTGTTCTGCACGCCCTCGCCGACCTTGGCCAGGTTGGACCTGAGCACATCCAGATTGGCCAGCAGTGGCGTAATAGCACCCAGCGATTCGGCACCGAACAGTTGCGTGATGACATCCGACTGCTTGCCGGGGTCAACACTGGAGACCGCCGTCAGAACCTTTTCAATGGTCCCGGACGGGTCACTCTGCATGCCTTGGGTCAGCTGATTGACGTCGAGCTGCAACGCCTCGAACGCCCCGGCTTTCGCCGCGCCACCTTCGGTCAACGACTGCATGAATCGCTTCATGCCGGTGGCGGCCACATCGGCCGGCACATCGACGCTGGCCAGCGTGGCGCCCATTGCCGCCAGCTGCCCGGAGGCCATCCCCGCAACCGGCCCAAGCGGGCCCATTGCAGTCACCATGGTGGCGATTTTCTTTTCCAGGTTGTTGCCGCCGAGCACGTTGATCTTCTCGGACAGCGCCGCGACTTGCGGTTGGGTCATCTGGAACGATGAGCGCCACGAGGCCATCATGTCGCCCGACTCGGCCGCCGTCTGATCGAATGCGACACCCATTTTCACGGCATCGCTGGCAAACCCGGTCAGTTCTTCACGCGGTACATTGGCCTTGGCACCGGCAGCAACAATCGCCGCGATGCCATTGGCGCTTTCCGGCAGCCGTTCACTGAGATCCAGAATATCGGACCCCATCTGCTGGAACTGCTGCGGTGTTTCAAAGCTTACCGAGCGTTTCACGCCGGCCATGCTGGTCTCGAAACCGATCGCTGCCTTTACCCCGGCAATCAAAGGCCCCGCCAAAGCGTTGTCCGTGACTGCCTTGCCAAGGTCTATGGCCCCCAGACTGGTCTCGAGGCCTTTGACATTGTTGCGGATAGTTGCCAGCGTTGGAGACAGCTGGTCGACGCCGGTAATCAGCGTTCTGATAGTGTCTGCCATCACTCCCCCTGCAGGATCTGGTTGATGCGTTGCGCCTGCAAGATCGATTCGGTGATGACGTCCAGCTCCCTGGACATCATCAGTTCGGGATCGGTCTTCCAGAAGTACGCGAGGTCGTAAACGACGGCGATCAGTCCTTCAAGGTTGCTGATGCCGCTGCCATGAAAAAACTCGCAACCTTCCAGCTCAACGTATTGATGTCGCACAGGTCCATCTGATTGACCGACGAGGGCGGGATGCCGGCGCAGACGGCGATGTACTTCGCCGCCACGTCCAGATCCAGGGAAACTTCCTCGTTCTTGTCGATCCTGTACGGCAGGGCCTTGATAGCCCGCGCTTCCTGCGTCGTAGGGCGCCGGAAGGTCAGTTGCGAAAGGGTTTCGCCGTGCGCTTCGATCGGGCTGGCCAGGTCGATGACTTCACTCATTGCCAGCTCCCCTGATTGCCGTCGAATTGCAGTTCGATGGTGCCGTCGTCAGCCTTGCTGCTCGGCTCATCGACCAGGTAGGCGCCGGACAGGACGTAGGTCTTGCCGTTCTTGAACTCACAGGTGATGGTCATATCCACACCGGTAGTGAGCAGCTTGAGCGGCAGATCCGCGGTATGCACGGCGGTGAATTTCAACCAGGCGGCCTTTTCGGTTTCCTTGTAGTAACCAGGCACGACGGTCTCGCGCTTGATGTTCATCAGAGGCGCTTCGCCGCCGCCGCTGATGGTCAATTGGGTGCCATCCACTTTGATGTAGCAGGTACCCGCAACTTTCTGACCCATGTTGTTTATCTCCAGAATGAAAAAACCCGCACGAGGCGGGCTTGAAAGGGTTGGTTAGGCTTATGCCGCTTCGTCGTACTGCAAGCGGAACTGGTTGAGCAGCGCGAACACGCGCAGGCCGTTGATGTAGTCAGGCGGGAACATCACGTTCACGCGGCTTGGGTCATTGCCGTCACGCTCGACGATCAGGTGCTGGGCGAACGTTTCGGCGTTCTCCACATGACCCTCTTCTTCAAGACGTGCGTATTGCGCAATCAACTCGCCACGGATGGTGCTCGGCGTGATGATCGGCTGGCCGGCACCGAAGCGCGTGCCATCGTTGGCCAGCTTGTGGCGGCCGTACTTGCTGGTGATGATGCCTTGCAGACGACGGATGATAAACGCCGACTGGTGCATGGTTTCGCTGTCCAGGTACGAGTTGTCAGCCTGGCCGTAAGCGTTCTTCTGATAGGTGGTGATCGAACGCTGAATGCGCACGTAACCGCCTTCGTAGTACGCCGTGGCGATGCCGTAACGCAACAGCGACTCACGCTCGGTCAGGGTGAAACGCTGACTGGCCGGCGCCGGATCGATGCCAGGCATGGTGCCGCTCTGGGTCGGACGGCTGGCGTCGGCAGAGATGAACACCGCCGTGCGTGCAGCCAGGGCAGCGGCTTGCAGCCAGACAGGTTGCGGCACACCGTTTTCGACACCCTGCAGGGTGATGTGCTGATCGTTGCGCAGTTGACCTGCAGCCACCAGCGTACCGACCGTGCCGCGCTTGGCGGTGTAAACGTGGCCGTACAACTGACGCGCCCAGCTCCAGCGACCGGTGCTGTCATCCATCGCCGCTTTCCAGGCATCCAGCGTGGCGGTGTCGGTCCACGGCATGCACAGGAACTCGAACGGTTCGTCGCCCAGCGCAGCCAGTGCCTTGAGCTGATCAGGCGTACCCACGCCGCCGGTCATGGCAGTGACTGCTGCCGTCAGGCCAGCCGGAATGACTTCACCATTGGTCTTGCCCTGGCGGTTGAATTCCAGCTGGATGTCATTGCCGCTCGCCCCGCTCCATTTGCAGGAAAGGGTCAGCACACCCGCTTCGACAGCCGCGGTGACCGGCAGGTCAGGCGTGGCATTGATCTTCACCGACAGTGCCGTGGCCGCTTGGGCAGCGGTTGCGCCGTTAACGACAGTGGCCTGCACTCGCATGCCGCCGACATACAGGTTCAGCAGACCGGCTTCGGTCGCCGCCCCGCTGAGGGTGACTTTCGCGCCGGCCTTGGCGCCTTCGGTATTGAGCAGCGGCAGGCACCAGACTTCGCCGGTGGGGTCCGCCTTGCGCCAGGTTTCATACATCGAGGCCAGCATGGAGCCCTGACCGCCGATGTTTTTCGCCAGCGCCACGCTTGGCACCAGCACCAGAGAACCCAGTTCGGGGCCGGACACATCGTCGTTGACCTGCGCAACGATCAGTCGACGCATGCTGGCCGACGCGCTGTTGGCGGCCGAGTTATCCATCTCCGCATAAAACAGCGGCACGCGAACATCGGATGGAATGTTGTTAAAGCTGATAGCCATTGTTTGGCTTCCTCTTGGTTAAGCCGTGAAGGCTTGTTGGGTGGTGGTGGATTGCTCGGTTTGAAGGGTGATGTCGCCGTCGTTCTGACGACGCTGCCACCAGGCGTTGAAGGTCACCTGCCGGCCTTCGACGGGCAGCAAATCGCCCGCCTCCGGATCCGGCACAGTGCGGCCCTCGGCCGGTACTACAGTGATGCGTTGAGTCATGGGGTTACCTCTGCTGTGAATTTCGCTTCGATACGGCCATCAGGGCCGGGGGTTTTCAGATTCGGATCTGCGGGGTCAACGCAGTCCATCTCGAGGGTGGCACCGGTAAAGCCGGGCAAACCATCCAGATACGCTTCATGCCAGGTTTCGGCGGGCTGATCGGAGGTGTTGCGGCCCAGTTGAAACTGCGCTGCAAACCCGAAGCGATACGTCACCCGGTCGCCGCTGATCTGCACCAACGCACCACCGGTGTATTGCATCGCGTCGTAATCGCGATCCGGGTTCCAGCCCACCAGCGCCCGCCACAGTTCAGCGCGCAGGGTGTGCAGTTGCTCACTGGCTTCCTGGCCACGCTTGTCACCGCCATCAAGCACCACCACCACGTCAATCCGGTCGGTGATGTTCTGGCGAATGACGTTCTGCAAATCGTTGGCGGTGGACTGATCGCCCGTGGCAATCACGTAAGCCGACGGGTGAGCGAGCTGATCGCCCAGAGCGACGGCAGCCCAGTCGATACCGGCACTGATTCGTCCGGCAAAGCTGGGGCAGGTCGCCTGCAAATGGGCAACTATCGGAGTTATCTTCATAAGGGGTTCCGCGTGTGTTGAAGGTTGATCCGGCGTGAGGAATGCCTACTGGTTCGCCTTGCCCAGCGCCTCATCCGCCTTGTCTGCAGCACGGCTGGCCGTGTGAGCGGCCTGACTGGCAATTGATGCAGCACTCTCGACCTTGTCTGCCGCCTGGGTGGTGGTTTCGGCCAGCCTGTCCAGGCGCCGGTCGCGCTTGCCCAGTGCTGCGTCGTAGGCATCGCGAACCTCGGCCAGCTGCTGCGTATGCTCGGCATTCGCCGACCACTGCCCGGCCTGAAAACCGAGCATCAGGCAGCCAGCGATCAGCAGCACGGAAATCAGCCAGACCTCCAGGCGCCGCCACCAATGGCGAGCGATGAAATCAATTGCGCATCTGTGCATCGTTTGCACCTCCGAGTTGGGATCGCAGCCGGGCTATTTCGGCGCTTTGCGTGGTGACCTTGTCGGTGAGTTGAACGATGTGGCTGGTGAGGGCTTCGATCTTGCCCTCCATCCGCCCAACCGCTGCGGCGAGCTCGTTGCGCTCCTTGGCGAACTGATCAGCCCGCGCTTCAGCTTCCTTGCGCGCCTGGCGCTCGGAGTCGAGCAGTTCATTGAGGCGGCGCACCGTACCGATGTCCGCGTTGTCCATCGCCCGGTCTGTCGCATCTCTGGAAAGAAACTTGCGCAGCCATAGAAAGCCGCCAAGCAGAATTGTGCCCGTGCCGCCCAGCCAGGTAGCTGTGCCTGGGCCTAGGTCGGTTGGGTCCATTGGTGCTCCATTAATTCAGATTCCGCTCATGGCGGCATTGACTGTAGTTATTCTCAAATAGCGAAAGGCAGTAAAAGCGGCTTAAATAACTCATCATTACTGAGTTATGCATCTCGTATAGATAGACCGGGCAATGGATAAGTACCCTGCCCGAAGATACTTCTCGTCAAAGACAGACCAACGAATATCCGCCACCCAGGCAGATCAGCTGGGTGGTGGATAGGTGATCGTCAGTTAGAAATCCCAGCCGACACCACCAAAGAGCGGAAGCGGGCCGGTGCTGTGGTCTGGATAAAATACGCGGCGTGGAGGTCGGACTGGTTCAGGAGCCCACCCGAAACGCGCCCAGACCGGCTTGTCCTGAACAATGACAAACGCACCGTTCGACTGGATCTGAGCGTAGGCACCCGGGTTTCCCTGGGTACCTGTATTCCAGATCGCTACACCAGCATCGGTGTAGATGACAAAATTGCCATCCGACTGCATGACAGCCCGGGTAGCGCCCTTGTTATGCGTACCCGCGTTCCATACCGCCTTCATATCTCGATCGTATACAACAAGATTGCCATCAGCCTGGAAGATGAGCTTGAACTCGCCAGCAGGATACGGAACGGCAATTTGCATCGACTGATCAGCGTTGAGGACTTTTGCGTCAAATGCGCCGGGCGTGAACGCAAGCCTGCCGTTACTCGACCACAACGCTCGAATATCAAGAACAACAAGGTTGCCGTCATCCTGGATTGAAAGCTGAGTACGCTCGATTGCGTCATACAGGTTCCTCGTGGACCACACCCGGCCTCTTATCGGGTCGTACAGGTAAATATTCCCGTTCGTGAGCAAATGCATGCCAATAGGCCCCTCAAGTGCCACCGTCTGACTGTACTGCTGATTGCCGTCAGCGATCCAAACAGCTTTTCCGGTCTCTCGGTCGTAAATCGCCAGATTCGCATCGTCTTGTAAAAGAAGTTGATATTTTCCATTTGGAGAAAGAAGGTATTGGCCCTGAACCAGAGTCTGCAGAGCAGGCATCTTGGATGCTCCGACCTGAACGAAAGAATCAGTATGTTTCGGGTAATAAGCGGGCATTAGTTCACCTTTTGAGTTAAATGATTGTTGGCGGAAGATTCCGCTTTTATGTCGCTCAACGGCGATAACTCGAGGCTCGCGGCCTTCACATGATTCAACGTTCCGCAGCGGGAACATTTGATCTGGAGCTCTGTGTACTCACCCATGCGGGCCAGCAGCTTCTTGCACTGCCCGCATCGATAGTCCTTCAACATGTGCACTGGCCTCCGTGTGCCTGGCCCAATAAAAAACCCCGCCGAGGCGGGGTTTGAGATGGGTCGCGAGTGACCGGTTGTGGCTGTTGATCAGCCTGTTTCCGGCTGCTGCCCTGAGGCGCAAATCGCATATCGTGGGACCTTTTTACCCCCCTCCGGAAAGCCTGGGAAGGGGCAGTTTCGGGGTGGGTCGAGTTTGACCGGAGTTCAACACGAGTTCGGCCACAGCTGTGCAATCGACCCGGATAAACGGCGTGAAACCGTGTCTTCATTTACCCTTGGGCAGTCTTGTCGGCGACGGCGTTGTTGCTTCTGGAAGCGCTGCGCTCAGCGAGAATCGCCAGCACTTGCTGGTGAAGCTTGTTGATCCAGTTGCGATAGGTGCGGTCTGCGCCTTCATTGATGCCCACCAGACGCATCTGCTCGCGCACCGGCAACGACTCGACATAACGCAACGTCGCCAGTTGCGCCAGTTCAGGCCCGCGGCTCTTTGCAGGGCTGCGCGAAAGCTGCGCCACAGCCGCCTCGACTTCACTGCTTATATAGTCCAGGCCGCTGCCATTACCCACCAGTGCGCGCGAGCCGGGTGTGCGGCGCGGAATGTACGCGCCCCATTCCATGATCCCAGCCATCGGGCTGCTCAGTCCGCCGCCCAGGCCAATGCGCATGCGTTGCTCGCCCCAGTGCTGCATCACCGCTTCTACTTTTTCGATCATCGTGTCTCTCCTGTAGGATCTTTCTGAAAACTGCGCCCGGCTTCTTCCGCCAGACACAGCCAAGGCCTCACAATACATTTTGTATTTTTACGACACAACGAAGCATTACATTATGTATATTGCTCAACACCCTACAGCCTGTATGATTCGACGCATGAACAGAAAATGGTATGAAGTCGCAAGACAGGTCATGGAAACCCAGCAGATCAGCCAGGAAGAGATGGCTGAGCGCATGGGCGTGACGCCCGGCGCGGTGGGGCATTGGCTGAATGGCAAGCGTGAGCCGAAGATCGAGGTTATCAATCGATTCCTGACCGAGCTCGGCTTGCCGATTCTGACCACCTCCATTCCGGCCAGCGAACCCGGCATGCACAACGTGGAACCCACGGTGCAGCCCTCGCGTTTCTATCGCTATCCGGTCATAAGCTGGGTTGAGGCCGGTGGCTGGAGTGAAGCCGTCGAGCCCTACCCTGCCGGCTATTCGGACACCTTCGAGATCAGCGACTACAAAGCCAAGGGCCGTGCCTTCTGGCTGGTCGTGCGAGGCGACTCGATGACTGCGCCCGCAGGCCAGAGCATTCCAGAGGGCATGCTGATTCTGGTCGATACCGGAATCGAGCCCACTGCCGGGAAGCTGGTCATCGCCAAGCTGCCGGAAAGCAATGAAGCCACGTTCAAAAAACTGGTCGAAGACGCCGGGCGCTATTTTCTCAAGCCACTTAACCCCGCCTACCCCATCCTTGCAGTGACAGAAGAATGCAAGCTGATTGGCGTCATCAGACAGATGACAATGCGCCTGTGACCCCCAATGCCTCGCCCAAGCCCCGATAGCCGGGGCTTTTTTATGTGCGCCGTTTCCCACCTGACAATCGATGATGTCGGAAACATTTGCAGCTTGCGTGGGAAACACCTCTCAATTACTGTATGCGCATACAGTAAAAAGGAGTTCACGCATGCTTAATCCGTCCCTCGACCATTCGCAACACGATGCTTACCTGGCCCTGGCACAACGTATTCAGGACGCTATTGCCAGCCACAAGGCTCAGATCGAGCATCAGGTGCTCCTGATCAGAGAGCCTGGCGAATCCGTTGCCCATTGGGAGCACATCGTGGACCTGATCAGCGAAGCCGAGGGCATCACCGTGACCCGCAACCCTGAAAACGGCACTGCCCACGTGTCCTGGTACATCGATTCCCTGTGAAGAAAATGATACAGAACGTATTTAAAATACAAACTGTATTGTTACGACGCGCTACATATCGTATTGTTTGTTTGCACCCCATCTCGCGGGTACTCACATACAAGCCACAGGGAGTCATGGAATGAACGAAATACTGGATCAACTTCGCAAAGAATTCGCCACGCCGTGCCCTTCACTGAGCGCCGTCCGAGAGCGTTATTTTTCGCACCTGTCGAACGACAGAAATCTGCTGCGCAAGATCAACGCAGGACGCATCGACTTGAAAGTCAGCCGCACAGGCGGCAGTCGTCAGGGTCACCCCTTCGTGTACCTGCATGACCTGGCCAACTACCTGAGCGCCATCGTGACCAACAGGGCTGCCTGA